CCCTTGATCACGTCGCGCACGTCGACGGAGGCCACATCGGAAGCTATTGCGTGGCCGGCGGCGTCCTTGGCGCGGAGCTGCACGAGCATCGGCCTCAGCCAGTCCATCGCGAGCGTCTGCGCCTGCGTGAGCGCGAGCGTGACGGAGCAGCCGGCGTCCGTGCGCTCGATGCCCAGGGCGTCGCGCTGGACGTCGGTCTCGATCCCGCCGTTCTTGAGCGTCACCACCACGACCGGCCACGTGGACGGGGACGACAGGTCGACGCCCGCCACCGAGAGCGTGACGCTCGGCGTCGTCCCCCTGTATATCTGTGCCATTCTCGCCTCCGAGTCCGTGCTGCGGTCACAGTAAGGTCACAGTAGGTTCGAGTAAATCGGCGCAAATCATGCCGATTTTTGCGTAACTTTGCCGAAAATGCCGCTGATTTAACGCCAGAAGCCCTTGTTGAGGGAATGCTGGACGTTGTAGGCGGTCTTGGGGCCGAAGTAGCCGTCTACCACCATGTGGTAGCCGAAGGTGTCGTTGAGCCACCGCTGGATGTTCTGGACATCCACCTTTCCGAGGATGCCATCGAGGTGAGCGGAGCCCACCTTGCGCTGGATGGCGAGCGCGGTCGGAGACGGGGAGCCATCATAGTTGTAGATTGCCGACTCAAGCCGAGCGAGGTACTGCTTGTTCCCGCTGTACTGGTGGCTGATGTATCCGTCGGCGTCGGAGCCCGAGAGCCCGAGCTGGCGCGCCCACTCCGCAACGGTGAGCCTGCCGGCGTGGCCGTCGAGCACGAGCCCGCCGTAGGACGCCTGGGAGCCGGAGCCGCCGGACGCCGCCGCGCCCGAGCCGTAGGACGGGCGCACGACGGCGTTGACCACGCCCCACGAGCGCGTGCGGCGCGCCACGGCACCCGAGACGTTGCCCTCGATGGTCTGGACGTAGGGGCCGCAGTTGCGCTCCACGATGCCCACGTGGTCACACACGCCGTCCCCGCCCCAGTCGAAGAGGATCACGTCCCCCGGCTGCGCAGACGCCTTGTCCACGATGGCTCCGGCGCTCTCGGCGTCGCGCCTGACGTAGGGGCAGTAGGCGCTAGGGATGCCGGCGCACGTAGCCCCGGCCTGCGCGAAGACCCAGCTCACGAACATCGCGCAGTACGGCACGCCGGTCGCGCCGTACCATGCCTCGCCGGTCTGCTGTGCGTACCAGCGCCCGTACTTCGTGCCGGCCTCGGGGTCGCTGTATCGGCTGTACCCGATCTCGCCGCGTGCCACGGAGAGCACGCTCGCCGCGTCGTTACTCACCCTCGGTCACCTCCGCCACGTCTGGCTCGTCGTGCTGGTCCTGCCCCTGGACGAGCGCCTTCTGCTCGTCGGTCAGGTCGGTCGTCATCTCGTCTGCCATCGGTCCTCCTTCGTCTCTCCCGGCGCGGGCACCGCGCCCGCGCCGCTCACGTCCTCGGTGGTCACGCTGCGGTGGAGGCACCTGGGGCACGACCACCACCGCTCGACCATGCCCGCGTTCTCCCGCTCCATGCCCAGCTCCTCGCGCATCTCCGTCCCGCAGAGCGGGCAGCGCGGGGCGCTACTCCGCGCCATTGCCACCACCCGCGTTCGCCTTGTTCGAGCCTTCCAGCAGCTTGAAGACCGCCGAGCCAGCCAGCTCCGGGTCGAGCTTCGACAGGTTCTCCAGGCACGACATGACCTCGTTTACGCACAGCAGGACTATCACGCCGGTCGTGACGGGCGCGCCGTAGCCGAGGTCGATGCCGCCGAGCATCATGCCGTCCACGACGTCCGCGACGGCCACGCAGCCCAGCTCGCCGGTCTTGTGCCACACCCCCTCGCGCATCTTGGAACTGCGCACCGCGCCGTCCTTGCAGGCGGCCGCGAAGCCGAGGAGCACGTCCATGGCGATGAGCACGAGCAGCGCCACGAAGGCCACCTGCGCCATGGAGTTGTCTCGGATGGGGCTCAGGAAAACGTCGATGTAGTGCGGGGCCATTGGCCCTCCAATCTCTCGTCTGCCACCGGAAAATCCCAGCGCGTGGCCCATGATGTTGGGCAGGTCACGCCCTGGGGTTTTTTGGAGGTAAAAAATGAAGTTCGAAGATGCCGTAACTGCATATATGTCCGACAAGCGCGGGAGGCTGAGGGCCTGCACGCTCTCCGGATACGAGTCCGCAATCCACAGGCACCTCCTCCCGAGGTGGTCCGGCGTCGAGCTTGAGTCCATCGAGCCTGAGCAGGTGCAGGCGTGGGTGGACACATTCGAGCTGCCGGGGGCCGCGCTCAAGGCGTACAAGACGCTGCGGCAGGTCGTTAGGTGGTCGATAAGGCGCCTGGGCGTGCGCATGGCAGACCCCACGGCCCAGGGCGTCGAGCTGCCCCACGTGGCGCACAGGGTGCCAGAGGTCATGGACGCGGCGCAGACGCGCGAGATGCTGCGCGCGCTCTGGGGCACCGAGATAGAGGCCGTGGCGATATGCGCCGCGACGCTCGGGCTCAGGCGCGGCGAGGCGTGCGGGCTCAAGTGGTCGGACATCGACCTCCGAACCGGCGAGGTGCGCATACGCCGCTCTCGCCAGGTGGTGCTGGGCGAGGAGGTCATAGAGGCGCCAAAGACCGATAGGAGCGCCAGGTCGTGCTGGCTCCCGCGCTTCGCCGTGCGCCGCCTGCGCCAGATACGGCGCGGGGCCACGGGATGGCTGTGCCAGCTCAGGCCGGATGCGGTGGCGAGGCGCATGCGCTCCGCCTGCTCCCGCGCGGGCGTGGCGTGCGTGTCGATGACCAACCTGCGGCATACGTGGGCCACGCTCTCCGTCGAGGCCGGCGTGGGCATCGAGACCGTCGCGATGATGCTGGGGCACTCTGGCATCACGACGGCATACGAGCACTACATAGTCCCCCGCCGCCGCATCTGCCAGGATGCACAGAAGGCCGTGGAACGGCTCCTGCTGGGCGCCGCATAGCATTCCGTATCCCACTTCGCTGTTGGGTGGCGCGTGACCGGCGTCTCGTTCCTATGCGACAGCTCCGCCGATGACAAGGTGACCATGAAGGTCGATTTCACCGACGGCGACTGGTGGGCGATAGACTTCACAGCGGGGAGCATCTCCATCTATAGATACAGCGCGAACACATCTACCGTAGTCAACCTTAGTTAGAGCTAGGCGGCGATGTACGCAACCAGGCCGGTGTACTCGGTGCCGCCGGTGGCGCTCGACCAGTGCATGACCACACTCCCTTTGCTTATCACCTTTACGCGCACCTCTGACGGGGTGGAAGAGAGTATGTACGCGGGCAAGGTGGTACGAGGCGCTGGTGCGCCCGTGCACACCACTACGTCGTGGTTCTCCGCCTCACTGTAGGACGTTGCGAAGACAACGGCATTGAAGTGCAGCAGCACGAGCATGCCAAGCCGCTCGCAGTAGACTTTTCCGCTCTTCATGGCGCTGCCAAGCGTAAGATTATTGAGTGAGTACGCGGACGCCTGGGATACGGAATCCCGCACGGTCGCAAGGTCGCTCGCGGACGCCGCACCGAGTGCCGTGAGCGCCGCCGCGGCAGTGGTCGCCCCAGTGCCGCCATGGGCGATTGGCACGGTCGGGAGCCGGTCTGCCGAGAGCGTGCCGCTCGTCATGTCCGAGGCCGAGTGGGAGTGCTTGAGCGCCGCGAACTTCCCCGTGGCCCACGCGACGAGCTTCGTCCACAGGTAGCTCAGGCCCGTGCTGTTGAGGTAGCGGTCGGCGGTGACGCTCGTGCCGCCCACGATGCTGTCCACGTCATTTGTCGTGGTCGGGGCCACGTGCTTGTCCTCGCCCATCAGCTCCCAGGCGCCGTTTATCCACATCCAGCTCTCGTAGAGGTTGTTGGACTCCGAGCTGAGGTTGGGCGTGAGGTACACGACGCCCGTGCTGCCCGACGTGGCGGTAGGCACGTTGTGCGAGCCGTTGGACTTGTAGCCGCCGTCCGCGACGATCTGGTACGTGAGTCCCTTCGCGGCGGCGTTGTTCTGCGCCTGGTCGGCGTTGTTCTTTGCCTGCGCCGTCTCGCGCTTCTCGTCGGCTTCCGCCCTAGCGCTCTCCGCGGCGACGCGCTTCGACTCGGCGTCAACGCGCGAGTTCTCCGCCGCGACGCGCTTGGACTCTGCGCTCTCCCTGGCGCTCTCCGCCGCGACGCGCGAGTTCTCGGCTGCGACGCGCTTGCTCTCTGCGAGCTTGACGGCCTCGTTCGTGTCGGTCAGGAACTTTGATGCTGCCGTGGTGATTGACTCCGCCACCTCTGGCTCCGCGTTGGCGATGATGGTCGCCATGTCCTCGACCGTCGCTACGCGCTTGACCTGACCCGGCGCGAAGCACACGTACGCGGCCTGCCCGTTGGCCGCGTCCTGGGCCCCAGACAGCACGATGGCCCACTCGCCCGCAACCATCCGGTCGGGGTCGAACTTCGAGTAGACCCCTCGCCGCATCTGTATCGCCATTGGTACCTCCCTACTACATGCTCGTGACGCCAACCGCGCCAGTCTCGAACACGGTCAGGTTCCACTTGTTTCCGCTGTTATCCGTCATGGGTATAGATGCGTTGACCACCCCGTTCTTTAGACTCGACCTCGCGTTCTTGTTGGTTATGAACGTCGAGCCGTCAGCAGCGGTTATCGTTGCTCTTGGCACCGCGCTTATGTAATCAACGAACATGTGCAGGTACTCGTCTGGCGTATTGGGGGCGCTTGTGGCGGCCTTGTTCGTCACCTTCGCGTACACCTTCATGGTGCTCGATGTGTCATCCGTTGACTGTGCCCACATGACTATCGACAACTTGGAGTTGTCGAGCACCGTCAGCGGGTTTGCCCTGACATACGTCTTCTGCATGATTACGTTCGAGGTGTATATCGGCACCCTTCCATCGTCAGTCACGCGGAACGTGAATGCCACACCGTTTGCGTTGTTGAAGTTGTATGGGCATACCATCGGACCAGTCGTGTATGACTTGTCGGTTGCGTAGTCGGACGAGGTGTGGTTAATGCTCGTTATGGTGAACCAGTCTTCCGTCGAATACGTGGAGTCAACCTGTATCGTCAGCGCCTCTCTTGCGTTCGAGACGAACTTCGCAGAAGCCGAGCCGGTAATCCGGTCAACGGACACGGAGACGTTGTTCTTGTCGTTCCCAACCTTCCAGAGATTCTGAATCTTTACATCGTCCGCGTTGAGCGTGCCCGTGGTGATGTAGTCCGCGTTTATGCCCTCGGCATAGATGCGATTGAGCACCGCCTCGCCGTTGGCGGTAAGTCCGGTTGCGTAGGTAGCGCCGCCATCCGTTGACACGCCAACCGCGTCTGCGGTCATCTTCCACACGACCTTTGACGCCGCAAGCGTCGGCTTGTCATGCAGGAAGTACACGGTAGATCCGTCAGAGAGGGTGTTAGTGGTCTGGTAAAGGCCGCTCGTGTTGTCTAGCTTGCCCTCGAGCTGCTTCTGGGCTATCTCCCTCGCGGTCTTCTCGCGCAGAGTGTCGTTCCTTGCCTCCACGATGGCCTTGGTCACCGCACTCGCGGCGGCTGATGAGTTGCGTGCCGGGGTAGCCCCACCGCACTTGAGCGTCATCGTGCCGTTAACGGTGAGGGACACGCTCGTGACGTATGAGCGATAGACGCGCGAGAGCCTGTCCTCAATCACTATGGGGTCTCCCGGCTCTACGGACGGGTTCGGCATGGTCTCGAGCGTGAAGCGCCTGAACGACATACCACCGACGCATGAATAGAGCGCGTTTGCCACCGTTGACGCATGACCGTAAAGCACAAACGGGTTGCCGGTGACGGAAAGCACGTACCCCTTCGAGCCTGCGAGGGCAGTCTCGCCGTTCGCCCCGTTCTGGGCGCTGCCGTCGCTGCCCACCACGACCTCGTTCTGGGCGGTCACCCGGACTCCGGTGACAACGGCGTCGTCGGTGCCAACGGTGAGCGACTTGTAGCTGTACACGATGGCGAGGTTCTGGTTGCTGTCGAACGTGCCGCCGTCTGCCACCGCCCCGTCCGAGTACGGGGTCGTGGTGGTGTCGAACGTGCCTCCGTCCGCCGCGTCACCGTCAGAGTACGGGGTGGACGAGGTGAGCATCGAGCCGCCGTTGAGCCACGTCTCGGTCTCGAACGCCTTTTGGTCGTACCATCCCGCGACTATCTGCCCGCTCGCGTTGTCGCACCGCAGAAAGCACCCAGCCGCCTGCGCCGCGTATGCCGCGACCTGCAACGCAGACAGGTTATCAACGTTGGATGGCCTTGTCTCGACCTCATATTCTGCCAGGGCTTCGGACACCGACGTATCCATGGCCTTGAACGTCACGCCGATGCGCTCGCAGCACTCGTTGATTATCTCGCCAAGCCTAGCCGGATACACCGATCCTACTTCGGAATAGCCCATCCTTGAGAGGAGCGTGAGAAGGTCGTAGCACGTGAGCTGTATCTCGTCACCGTATGCGTCCGGCTGGTCAACCACGTAGGAGCCCTTGCGCAGCCACTCCGTCGTGCCGTCAGAAAGCTCGGCACCCACGTATGGGACCACCCTCGCGCCCGTGAAGTCCACACCGTCGAACCTGTGGTCGAAGTTCTCGAGGGTGAGCGTGAGCTTGCCGACAATGGCGCCGCCGATGTCGAACGACGAGTCGGAGCTTGTGGCCTGCTCGTATGCCATCGCCTTTAGGTCGGAGCCTGCGAGGTAGATCGTGCTGCCGTTCGAGAGCGTCATGGTCGCCTTGACGAGAAGCGACGAGTTGGTGCGCACCTTCTCCGACATCCCAGCGCTTATCGCCTGCATGTCACACCTCTATCACGTCGAACGAGAGCTCGTCGTACCTCGTGCCGGTGAACGTCTTGAACCACTTGAGCGGTGCGCTGCGGTCGCCCACGTAGAAGAGCCGCACCTCCCACTGCCCGTCCATGGCGTCCCAGTACTCGATGTAGACGTACTCGGGGTTGAACATGGTGAGGATCTTCGAGGTGTCCTCCTCGTTGAGCATGTGCCACGCGAGCGAAATCTTGCGCTTCTGCGTGATGCGCTCCTTGTGCATCGTGCAGTTCGCGTCGAGCGTGCGCCCCGCCGTGCCGGTCGACACGTCCTGCAGCCCCCACTCCATCTTGTACGGGTCGTGGGGGATGGGCACCAACGCGGACGCGCTGGTGCCCACCTTGAGCATTGCCATTGTCTCCTCCTACGAGAACTCGATGGAGAGCGGGTTGCGCTGGTCGAGCCTGTCCCTGCCGCGCGCTACGGCGCGTGCCAGGTCCTCGGAGTCGACGCGCAGGACGATGGTCGTCTGCCTGTCGGACTGGTTCGAGGACTGCCCCATGACCACGGATACCATGCCGCGCTCCACTGCGGACGAGATCACGTCGTCAGCGCTCGGCACGTCTCCCATGTCGAGCGACGCGCCGACCGAAAGGCTCATGCCCCTCGTGAGGTTCTGCACGGAGTCTGTGACCAGGTAGGAGTTCTTGTCTATGCCCTCGGCCATCGCCCGCATCATGTCCGGCATGTACGTGTGGAAGTCGGCAAGCGGGCCGATGTCAGGCTCGGAGAAGTGCAGGAAATTGCGAATCGTCTGCGCCACGTCACCAGCAGCGCGAGCCACCGTTCTGACGCCGTTCCACAGGCCGTTTGCGACGCTCGTCGCAACGTCGCTGCCCCAGTACACAGCCGACCTCCACATGCTTCCGATTATGTCGGTCATGGAGTTTGTGACTCCCCATGCCGCATCGGAGACCCTTCCTGCCATCCCGCTCACGCCGTTAGCCACATAGCTAGAGACGCTTCCGCCCCAAGACCATGCGTTGTTCACCGCACCGCTCACACCGTTCTGGATTCTCGACGCGACGCCACCCGCAGCGTTCGACACCCACCCGGCCATGCCGGAGATGCCGTTGGAGAGGGATTGCGACACGTCGCCGCCCCACGTGGACGCCTGCGACGTGGCGCCGTCGATTCCCTGCCGGATGAGGTCGGCAAGGCTGGTAGCCGAGTCGCTGACGTCCTGCTGCTTGCCGTCCATTCCCTCGGACAGCCCGTTGCCGGTGTCGCTGCCAAGCTCCTCCGCCTCTGCCGGCACCGGCGAGAACGTGTCCGTGAAGAAGTCCACGATCCCGGAGAACACGTCCTTTACGGGCTGCGGGATGTGCTCCTCGACCCAGCTCACCGCGTCGGACAGCGCCTGTCCTATGGCGCCGAACGCGTCCTGGAAGCCGGGGACGATCGTGTTCATGATGAAGTCTGAGATGCTGCCCCAGTTGGCCACGATGGTCTCGACACCGCCGACGATGGCGCCGATTCCCGCGCCGATTCCGGCGCCCACCGGGCCGCCGAACGCTCCGCCGATTGCCGCGCCCGTCGCAGCCGCGCTCCCGATGGTGCCGAGGAAGTTGCCGACGTTGAAGCCGTTCTGCACCTGGTCCTGGACGCTTGAGATGTTCGCGGCCATGCCGATTCCGCCGACGAGGCCGAGCCCGATTGCGGAGCCTGCCGCCCCCGCAGCCGTCACCGTGCCGCCGGCGCCTAGGTGCTCGGCTATCCACGTGCTGAGCGTCGTGGCGAGCGGCAGGCTCGTGAATCCCTGCACCATGCCCTGTCCGAGGCCAGCGCCACCGTTCATGCCGGTGAGCAGCGCCTGCCCCATGAGGTTCCACTTGAGAATCTCGGCGATGATCCTGAGGCCGACCGCCGCCATCTTAAGCGTGATGAACCCGAGGACGAGCGGCCACACGTTCGTGTTGAAGAGGTTCTGGAACACGGTCCACGCACCGCTGGCGATGTCACCAATCGCGCGGCTGAGCAGCTGCGGGATGTTGAGGTTCGTGATGAACGTGTCAACGTCGTCCCAGTTGATGCTGGCGAACGCCTGCTCGATTACATCGATGAGCTTGTTGGCGAGCGTGTTCACGTCCATGCCCGCCTGCGCCCAGTCGATGTTGTTGAACGCCCCTGTGATTGCCTCCTCGATGCCGTTGCCAAGCGCCGTCCAGTCGAACACCTGCAGCGCACCGTGCAGCCCCTCGAAGGCCATCTTGAGCCCATCGGTGAGGAACTGCCCGACGGCTGTCCAGTCAATCGCCTGCACCGCGCTGTCGAGGAACGCGCCGACCTCCGCGCCCCATGCCGCCCAGTCGTAGTTCTGGACAACCGAGTCGATGTTGGAGATGACCCCGTTCATCCCGCTCACGAACGTGAACGCGACCTGGGCGAGACCGGTCGTCACGTCGGTGATCGCCGTGTTCCAGTCGATGTTCGAGAACGCGGAGTCTATCGCCAGGTTCAGCTTCTCGCGCAGCTTCCCGAAGTCGATTCCCTCGTATGTCGAGTCTCCGTAGAGGAACCCGTGCAGGGTCTCAAGCGACACCTTGAGCTTGTCGGTCATCACGTGTCCGAGGGCCACCCAGTCGATGGTCTCGATGGCCCTGTTGAGCGCCCCGGCGAGACCGGCCCCGAGCGCCGTGAAGTCCACGTTCTGCGCTATGTCGTCGATGAAGTGCAGGCCCACGTTCAGCCCGCGCGCGACCGTGTAGCCGAAGAGCGACCAGTCACGCGCGTGCACGAACCCGTTGAACGCCGTCCAGATGCGCTTCGACCACTTGGCGGCCGTCTTGTCGATGGAGTCCCAGTCTATCTGGCGCTCCCACGAGTTCAGGCCGGACGCGATCTTCTTGCCAAGCGCGGTCCAGTCGTCGGTGTTGGCGAGCTGCTTGTAGAAGTCGTCGATGGGGGCTTCCTCGAACATCGAGCCGTAGTCGGGGGCGCCTGCGCCGCCGCCTCCGCCTCCGCCACCACCGGAGGAGCCGGACTTGTCCGGCTTGTTCATCTTGTTGAGCTCGTCAAAGCCCAGGACCGTTGCCTCGTACTCCTTCTCGGCGGCGGTCGCCTTCTTGGTGGACCCTGCGGCGCCGTTCGTCGCCGCCGCGAAGCTCTTCTGCGAGCGCACGGCCTTGCGCCACACGCCGTGGCCGGTGAGGGCGGCGAGGAGCTGGTTGAGCGCGTTGAGCGCGGTCACGACCCAGTTGACCACCGTCTCAAGCGCGGGGGCCAGGGCGTCGAGCAGCTCGGAGGCCGCTCCGCCCACGCTGTTCTGGAAGTACTGCATGGACGTTGCCATGGAGTCCATGGTGTTGGCGAACGTGTTGCCGGTGAGGAGCGCCCACTGGTAGAGGTTCTGCAGCCCGGTGTTGAAGCCGTCGACGAACTGCGACAGGACCGCTCTCAGGGCGCGGTACATGACGATCCTGCCGATTACCCCGGCAAGGCCGTCCATCGAGCCCTTTATCGAGTCGAGCTTCCCCTTGATGGAGTCGAGCGGGAACCGCACGACCTGGCCCATGAGCGAGATGTACTTCTTCGCGCCGTTGGCGAGCGCACCCCATCCCTTGGCTGCGGCACGCTGCATGAGGTTCGCGAGCTTGCCCATGCCGTTCGCCACGGTCTCAAGCACCTGGCCGCCGAACTGGTCCCAGAAGTCGACCGGGGTCTTATTTTGCTGCTTGGCTTCGGCACCTGCAGCCTTCTTCGCGGCGTTGAGGTGGCGGTACGCCTCGGTCACCCTGTCAAGGGCGTTCGCAAGCCGCTCGAACTTGTTGAGCTGCTTGTCGGTCAGGTTGCCCTGCGCCACCTTGGCGAAGTTCGCCAGGTCCCTTGCGACCCCGTTGAGCTTGTCGCCGCTGCCGTCGAGCTTGTTCACCGCGCCGGCGAAGCTGTTGAGCCCGCGCCCTATCGCCTGGATGCTCTTGGTGGTCGACTCCCCGCCGCCCTTCGCGAATCCCTCCATAGCGGTGTTGAGCCTGCCGAGCACGCCCTCAAGGTTCTCGATGTTCGAGCTGTAGTCGTCGTTCGAGAACAGCTTGAGGCCGTTGTGGATCTCGCGGAGCCCCTTGCCGAGCGCGAGCACGGACTCCCCGCCGCCGGTGATGTTGTCTAGCCCTTCGAGGGCGCCGTTGAGCACGCCCACCGTCGTCTTGAAGTTCTCGGCCTGCGCGGACGTGGTTCCGTCCTCGAACCCGGCGAGCGCGTTCTTTATCCCGCGCACGCCGTTGGCGAGGTTCGAGACGCTGGTGGCGACGCTGCCGAGGTTCTCAAGCCCGGAGAGTGCGTTCACGATGCCGCTCACGGCATTCCCGAGCTGCGCTACCGAACCGGACGGAATCCCGTTCGAGAACTCGTCCATGCCCTTCTTGATGGCACGAATCCCGCGCCCGAGGTTGCCTATCCCGGTGCCGTTCTGCGCGGCCCTGGCGGTCGCCGTCGCGATGCCATCGAGGGTGTTCTTCAGGTCAGCGACGTTGCCATCGCCGATGCCGCCGAAGTCCGACACCGCCTTCGGGAGCTTGGAGAGCGCGGTCGCGGTCTTCGTGAGCTTGTCCGCGTCGACGTCGGCGAATGAGCTGAGCGACTCGCCGATTGCCCCGATGCTCTCCCCAAGGCCGCTCGCCTGCTCCGGGTCGATGCCCTGGATGCTCTCCATGCTCTTGGCGATGCCGGATATGGCCTCGCCGACGCCCCTGATGGACTCGGCGGAGGTCGAGAGCCTGCCTGCCGACTCGGCGATTGACTCGAAGCTCGCGGCTGCGCCCTGCGAGAAGCCGTCCAGCCCCTCGAACGGGTTGTTCTTGTCGACGAACTCCTTGAGCCTGTTGACTGAGCCAATGGCGCTGTCTACGCCCTCGTCAACGCCGGTGGCGTCGGCGGTTATCTTGATCGTGATCTCGTCTACCTGCGTGGTGCCGTCAGCCATCCGCCTTGCCACCCTCCTTCTGCACGTGCTCCTGCATGCGCCGCATGCGCTCCGCTATCGCGTTCGCCGCGATGCGCCCGTTATCAAGCCGTGAGCCGAGCTCGCGCTCGCGCCTCCTGCGCTCCTCGCGCTCCGTGTACGGCTCCTTCGGGTAGTCATTGGCCCTCGTGGCCTTCGAGAACGCCCTGAGCACCGGCGCGTTGTCCCCTATCGCCTCGTAGACGTACCTTCCGTTGAGCCACGCGAGCCAGTCGGAGCGCCGCGCGGCCTTCTCGTCGGCGAGCCTGTAGGCGACCACGAGCTGCGGGTCACCGTGCCAGAACTCGTCTGCGGTCATCCCTATTGACAGGTAGTAGGGAAGCGACTTCCAGAACGCGTCCTTGTAGGACGTGAAAGCTACTCGGTCGCCTCCCACGTGACGTTTCCCTTGTCGCCGTCCTTGGGCTCATCGACGAGGGCGTTGTATGGGACCATGAACATGTCCATGAGCAGGCCGAACAGGCCCTGCTTGTCCTTCACGCGGTCCCAGATGCCGTAGACGACCTCCTTGGAGACGAACGGGTGGTTCTTGTGGAACCCGGCACGGAACAGCGTCACCATGTCGGTCGCGTAGGCCGTGGCCGCCTTGGTCACGTCAAAGCCGATTGACTCGGCGTAGACCACTGAGTCGCGGTCGAACTCGATGATGTAGTCCTGCTTGGTGGTGGGGTCGGTTACGGTGACCTTCTTTGCCATTCGTCTGTCTCCGTTCATGTGAGAAGCGCCCCCGACGCGTGATGCGTCAGGGGCGCGATGCGAGGGGGATGCCTGTTGGTTGCGCTAGGCTGCGCTGACGGCCTCGGTGGTGCCGAACACGTCAAGCTCGACCGGGCGCACGTCGCCGACCGAGCCTCCGGTGATGCGGAGCTTGACGCGTGCGTTGGTGGACATCATCTGCTTGGCACCGGTCGGGTCGATGGACGTGCCGTCTGCGGACGTGGTGCCGCCGAACCAGACAGCCACCTTGAGCACCTTGCCCTCAAGCTTCTTGATGCGCTCGTAGTCGGCGTCGTTGTAGAAGCCGGGGAACGCGAGGGAGCCGCCGTCGTCGGGGAGGCCGGGCTCGTAGGTGTGGTGTGCGCAGGAGAGCGTGGTGTTGTCCTCGGCCTTCGCCTCCGCGTCGAGGTCGGGGTACTCGGTGATGTCCATGAGGATGCTCCACTTGGAGGTGGGGTCGCTGGCGCCCTCCGGGGTGTACTTGCCGGAGGCGTCCTGGTACATGAGGAACGTGCCTGCTGTGAGCATGTGATTCCCTTCTACGGTGTGTGGAATGCGCCGTCCGGGCCGACTGCGGCCTCGAACCGGCAGAAGTAGCGGGCGATGGCCCGCTTGCTGTCGTCCGTGAGGTCTATGGGCTGTCCGCCCGCCGTCTCCACGAACCCCAGCGTCTTGAAAGCCTGTGCGAACGCCCTCGACACCGCCTTGGCCTCGGACTTGCGCCCGGAGGTCGCGGCGCTGTACGCGTTCACCTCGAACGTGACGTGCCTGTACTCGTTCTCGTGCGTGGACGTGAGCGTGCGGCGCACGTCGTACTCGTCGGTCATGACCACCAGCGCGTACGGGAAGCTGCTCGGCGCGTTCTCCGGAAGCGACGAGCACGCGAGCTTGGGGAACGCCTTCTTGGCCTGCGCGGTCACGAACGTGTACACGCGGGCCTCGGGGTCGGAGATCACCTTGCGTCACCCCAAATCCTCGTCACGGCGTCCGCAAGCGCGTCGCGCATCTTCTTGGATGCCTCGTACATGGCGTTCGCGGACGCGTTGCCCTGGGTCCACCACCTGCCATCGCGGACCTTGGTCACGTTCCCGTCCCTGTCTCGGTCGACGACCGGAGAGATGTTCCCGTCTTTGGCGCCTCCGCGCTCGCCCCTGTAGAGCCACCAGCCGGAGGGGCGTATCTTGCCCGACGAGAACCCACCTGGGTAGATGCCGAGGGAGGATGCCCACGGGTTCGTGTCCGGGAGGTTCACGCCGCTGCCGAACTCTATGAACAGGACGCGCGTCCCGGACGCCACGAGGTACGTGGCGCCGTCGCCACCGGTGACGATTGACACGCGCACGTCGTTCGGGCCGGGGTACTCAGCCTTGGAGTAGCCCGCCTGCGCGACGGACAGGCCCATCTCGGCGACTGCGGACACGATGCGCTGCATCCTGTCCTCTGACACCCTGTCGCGCAGCGACTCAAGGTGCCTCACGGTGGATGCGACGCCGGATATGGACATGCGGCTAGCCATCCTGCCTCACCCGGCTCACGGCTATCGAGGTCGAGTTGAGCGACTTCGAGACGCGCGTCACCGCGTAGTCCGCCGTGACGTTCGCGGGGTCGAACTCCTCTGGCGGCTCCACGTCCACGAACAGCAGGGCGTGCTCGTCTATTGGGCAGTCGGTGCCCGCGACCTGCAGCACCTTGTCGTACCTGATGCCTATGCCGAACTGCTCCTGCGTGGCGTCACCGCTCGCCGCCGTGACGTTCGCCATGAGCGCCACAGGGGACGAGTACGTGATCGCGGTCTCGCCCGTGTCGTATCCGTCCTGGTCGAGGAGGGGCTTCCTGCCCTGGTAGAGGCAGTACCAGACCTTGCGCCTGTTGCGTGCCAGGAGCCTCATTGCCCGCCGCCTATCGCGCGGGCGTGCGGCACCACCTCTGAGAGCAGCCTTTCGCCGTCCTCGTAGGTGCGCTGCACGCCGTTCTCGTTGTGGGCCGACTCGCCCTCTGCGCCGCGACGCGCCCACATCTCAAGCGCGATGCGGACCTGCAGGCCGTCGTACCTTGCCGGGAACGCGATGCCCGAGCGGTCGGCCTCAAGCGGGTACGAGCGCTGCATGATGGCGTCTGCGGCGAGAGAGAGGTATGCGGAGAGCAGCCTGGTGTCGGACTCGCCGGTGAGGCCAGCGAGCCTGTACAGCTTATCGTCGTCAGTCACTGGCCATCACCCCCCGCGCGACTACTTGCCGGTGCCAGCGCTGACGGTGACCTTCACTGCCTTGGTGGTGTCGGTGAGGGCCACGATGTAGGACTGGCGGGCGAAGATGTTGTTGATTCGCTTGTTGGCGTCGTCGGAGGAGCGGGTGCCCTTCTGGGACGCCTCGATCTCGACGGCGGCCTTCACGAAGTCGGTGACGGCGCCCTTGGTGAACATGAACGCGGTGTTCTTGTAGGCCGTGCCGTCCATGATCTTGGTGTAGTAGAGGTTGGTGCCGCCGATGGTGCCGACGTAGCCGGCGCGGATGAACCCCTCGACGTACTTGAGCTCGTCCTTCGCGGACTTGCGCAGGGCCTTGAGGAGGTCCTTGCCGATGAGCACGTTGGTCTGCGCGCCCACGGCGCCCTGAACGTCGGAGACGGCGCCCTCGTCCATGCCGTCGGTGGTGTAGGTGTCGAGCGAGATCTGCGACTGCGCGTCCACGATGGCGTCGAAGTCGAACGCGGTCGCGGAGAGCGTGTTGGTCGTCTTGGCGAGCTCCGCGTAGAACTCGTCGTTGAACTTGTTGTAGAGGGCCACGCCGAGGTGGCTGATGCCGGCCGCGACCTCGGTTGGGGTCCGGCGCAGGCGCTCGTCCGTGTACTGGAACCACGCCTGGACGGTCTTTACCTCGTAGTCGACCTCGGAGACACCGACCGAGATCTTGCCGGTGTTGCCCTTGCCCTCGGCAACGTCCTCGGCGGCGCCGGTGGCGGCGATGCGGCCAATGGACACGATGTCCCCGGCGTTGGCCCGGAGGGTGTTGTCGACGGTGCAGAAGATCTGCGCATTGAGCGCGGAGTTGCGACCGTTGGCGATCTCGGTCTCGATGAACTCGTTGGTGAATCCGGTTACGTCGCCGTATGTCTCGGTGGCGCGTGGTGTGACTGCCATGTGGTGCCTTTCTCTAGATGCCCATCAGCTTCTTGAACTCTTCGGGATACTTCTGGGAGTAGGCGTTGCGCTCAAGCGGCGACATAGCGAGCAGGCGCTTGCGCGTCATGCCCTCGTAGGGGTTCTGGTTGCCCCTGCCAGGCTCGATGGACTTCTGGGCGAGCGACGCCCTGAGCTTGGTGTCGTGCGCCTCCAAGAACTTGGACATGTTCTCGAACACTGCGTCCATGTCGCCGTCGGCGAGCGACGTCGCGGATGCCATCGCGAGCTCCGCGTCGTAGCCCTGGCTCACGAGGCGCGCGCAGTAGTCGGAGATGGTCTTGTCGCGCCCGAGCTGCTTGAGCTGGGCCTCCATCTCAGCGATGCGCCTCTCGGCCTCGGTCTGGGCCGTGCCCTCGCTCGCCCTGGCCTCGTTGAGCTGGCGCTTGTAGTCTGCCGCCTCGCTCGACGCCTTGGACTGCGCGTCCTTGTAGCGCTTCACGTCTGCGGTCAGCTCCGCGAGCTTGGACGAGTTGTCGTCGTACTCGTAGCCCTCAAGCGCGGCAAGCTTCTCCTCGGCGGACATTGACTCGTAGCCCTCGATCGCGGAGGTGTCGATCTTCTCCATTGCAACTCCTATTCCGTTGTGCGTTTGGTATTCGGCGCTTCACTGCGCCACACGTGCGTTTGGCTTCTTTGGACCGGCGCGGTTCACTCCGCCCCGTGCGCTTTTTCCGGTCTTCTCCGACCGTCCAACGTAGCGTTCCGCTACGATAGGAATTTTACATCAAACAAGTGACTTTATCCATTATTAAGCTGGTTTTATGCATTAACTTACGGGCGAGTACCAGCAGCGGCAGTTCGGGTGCTCCGGGAGCCTCGGGGCGCGGTCTATGCGGTACGTCCGCCCGTCCCTGGGGAGGCACGTGCCGCACGTGCGCGAGTCCTCGACGGCGTTGTACCTGACGCGCGTCACCCCAGCGTCCGCCATGGCCGCCGCCATGCCGAGCACCGTGGCGTCGTCGGCTCCCTGCCCCATCATGCGGACGGCGGAGTTCCTGGAGGCCACCATGGCGGACGCCGCTGCGCCTGTGCCGTGTGCCCTCTGCCCAGCGGCCACCGACTCGAACGACCTCGCCCTGCGCCGCTCCCACTCGTTCTGCGGAACGAAGCCCTCCGGGAGCGCGTATGAGGCCACGTAGGCCCCTATCGCGTCGGACGCGGGCGGTTGTCCCGCATGCGGGAGTAAGAGGGCGTAGGCGCGCCCGTAGGCCGTCTCAAGGCACCCCCTGTAGAGCGGCCACGCGTCGTCCCAGCACCCGTAGACGATCTCCATCATCGCGTAGAGGTCGCTGGCCTGGGAGAGCGCCGAGCGGGCGCGGGAGAACCTGCGGACGACCCGACGCGCGTATGCCGCCACGGCGGAGTCCGTCCCCGCGAACGGGCTCAGGGTGCCGTCCACGGCCATGGGGTTGAGGTCGTCGAACGAGAGCGCGGCGGCCATGCGCTACTCCCCCGCCTGCTGGGCGGCGCCGTCCGGCTCCGCCTGGGCGCCCCGCTGCTGGTCCGCCGTGACGCCGAGCGCGTCCGCCACGTCTGAGTCCTCCTGGGCGTCGTGCCACGCCTTGGCCCGCAGGAACTCGCGGTGCGGGTCCGGGAACATGTTGCAGTGCTCGAACGCCTGCTCCGGGCTCACCCAGTCGGTCGAGAGCATCTTCACGAGGTTGTCCACGTTGGACGTGTCGTTGGTGTAGTTGCGCCTCGGGAAGCGGATGCCCACGTCGCCACGGGCGAGCGATAGGCCGCACGCGGTGTCGCAGAAGTCTATCGCCATGTCGAGGAACGAGCGCTCCGAGCGCTTGAACCACGTCTCGGTGCGGCAGGCGACCGCCTCGGCGGCGCTCCACCCGTCGCGCAGGATCACCGCCGCGCCGGTGTCGGAGGTGTTGTAGCCGCTCTTCGGGTTCGGCATGCCGCACACCTTGAGCGCCGCGTCGTAGAGGGAGTCCACGAGCGTCTGGCTCTGCGCCTGGTCGAGCGTGACCGAGATGTATCCGGCGTCCCCGTCCGGGGGCAGCTGCAGGCCGCCGTTCTCGCGGACCTTGCGGAAGAACTCGCCGGCCTCCTCGTCCGTGCCGAGGTCGATGCCCTTGAGCGTGAGGATGGCCTGGACCACCTGCTCCACCCCGTCCACACGGTTGCTCTGGACGGTGTTGATGGCGTCGAGGACCGGGACAACCGGCTCGAAGTCGCCCTCTCGGCTGATGCCGTGCGGGTACTCGACGATCGGCACGCGCCCGAGGAGGTGCGTCCCGGAGGTCACGTTGCCGTCCTTGTCCACGACGAACTGGGAGGTGTCGGTGTAGCAGTAGTACGTCCTGTTGTCGTCGGAGTCGACGACGTAGGTGACGCCGAGCATGGGCCTGTGCGAGAGTCTGCTCGAATAGACCACGAACGTGTAGCGCGGGTCCGGCACGAAGATGTCGAACGGCGACTCGTCCGGGTCGTCGCCCATGTCCGCCTGGTCCTTGGGGCTGAGCATGCGGTAGGCGGTGCCGCAGACGGACTGCCAGAACGCCACCTCAAGGTCGGACGCCTCCTTGCCGGCCGACTCCATCCACTTGCAGAGCGAGCCGAGGTCGGAGTTGTCAACGGTCTCGGCGTCGTCGTCAGCCGCCATGTCCACGTACTGGATTGGGGCGCTGAGCAGGTAGCCCGTCTTGAAGTCGGATATCTCGCGGGCGCGGTTCTCGACGATCCTGTTGCAGATGTCGTTGTTGTACGTCTTCTCGCGGTCGAGCACCGGCTGCTTGCCGCGGTAGTACGAGTAGAGGTAGTCGATGTCGTCCGCGTTCGAGTCGTGGGTGGACCTCGCCTTCTCCAGGACCTCGGAGACGTTCTGCGCGGTCACCTCCTCCACGTCGGTGTAGATCACGGTCCTGCCGTGCAGCTCGCGCGAGTCAGTTGACAAAATATGCCTCCGTGGGGTCGTGAGGCCGCGTCTGCGGCCATGTCTTGGTTGTAATCGGCTCGTTGCCAGTTGACGTGCCAGATTGGCCGCAGAACGCCTTAGAACGGCCTGCGGAACACGCGGGCCTCGGTGCGGTCGAAGCGGTAGACCATGCCCGCCGCCATGGCGAGCGAGTCCGGCGCGTCGTCGTGGGCGACCTTGCCCTGGCTCGTGAACGCGCACACCTGCCGCATGAAGCGCTCGTAGGCGTCGTCCCTCGCGTCGCGCGAGAGGAAGACGAAGTGCTGGCGTATGTCCGGGGCCCTCCCGTGGATCCTCACGTCCTTGGACACGCCGGGGGGCGCCGGCTGCGTGGTGACCGTGGTCCTCACGCCCATGCGCCTGAGCACGCGCCTGAACTCGTCCACGTAGCTGGCGAGCGTCCTGTTGGCCTCGAACTGGATCTGCTCGGCGCCCCAGCGCCTCGCGGCCTCGGCGAGCATGGGCATGGTCACGTCCTTCTCGGCGTCCGAGAAGACCACGGCGGGCACGTACACGTCATCGCCAGTGTCCACGCAGACCGGGGCCGCCGTGTAGTCGCCGCCGCCGAACGCGGGGTCCACGGCCATGAAGACGCGCCCCTTGGGCACCTCGCCGTCGAACTCCCTGAGCGTGGCGGCGTCGAAGAGGGAGCCCTGGCGCTCCACCGGCTGCTGCTGGTACATGGCGAGCCACGACGCCATGTCGTCCTGCCGCTCGAACTGGGCCCTCACCCGCTGGTAGTCCTCGCTCGAGAAGCCCACGCCGTACGGCATGACGAAGTTCGAGTGGTCGGCCTCGTCAAGCGCCGGCACCACCACGCTCCTGTGGCGCACCCCGGAGAACCTGGGGTCGCGCTCAAGCGTCTCCTGCCGGGTGCCTATGGGGTCGCGCACGGACCACCTGGTGCCCACCCAGACCACGGAGCAGCCCTGCTTGCGCCTGGAGAGCCAGTCGTTCGCCACCTTGGCGTTCAGCTTCTCCATGCGGGCGTCGTTGATGGCCTCCTCGTAGCCGGAGCAGAGGTCGTCGCCGACCATGACGCCCGACGCGTCGCACGCGCCGTTCAGGGTGCCGTCGATGGAGCGGCACGTGAGCGTGGCGTACTTGCGCCGCCTGCCCACGCATATGGTCTCGTCGTTGGCGTCGGTCGACACCACCGGAGCGGTCGGGAACACGTCCTGCCACCGGTAGGTGTACGGGTCGCGCATGACCTCCAGGAGGCCGTTGTAGAACGCCTTCGTGACCGGGGACGAGTAGGAGCTGTAGAGGTTCGAGCGCTCCGGGCGCATGCCGGCCACCCACGTGCAGAACATGGTCACGATGCCGGACTTTCCGACGCGCGGCGGCATCGAGAGGAACAGCTCGTCAAGCCTGCCGTCCGCTATGTCCTGCAGCGCCTGCGCCACCGGGTCCAACGCCACGCGGCGGGGCATCCAGAAGCACTCCTCCGGGGGCCTGTCCAGCTCCAGGTACTGCATGTAGCTGCGGAAGTCCGACCGCGCGAGGAAGCGCAGCGAGCGGCGCCACACCTCGTACCACCTATCGGCGTCGGCCCTCGCGGGGTCGACGAGCGACGCCGCGAACGACTCCAGGGCGCGGGCGGACTCCACGGCCTCGGGGTCCCTCGGGTCCGCCGCGTCAGTCAGGCAGAGCGCGTCTTCTGCGGCCCCCGCGTCCCCCCCGAGCGCGAGCGGGAGCACCCTGCTCGACAAGACCGACCTTCGCATACCTGGCCTCCACCTCCTCCGGGGACGCCTGCGCGACCTCGCCGGAAACCCTCACGTCCTGCTGGTCGCGGTACCCGAACCAGTTCTTCGCCTGGAAGATGTAGACGGCCATGGGGATCCTGCCGTCCTGCGCCATCTGGGCGCTCATGGACTCCACCGCGCGGTAGGCCATGACGAGCGGCGTGGTGGGGCACCTCGCCATCTCCTCGGGCGTCCTGCCGAGGGCCAGCGCCAGCCCCGGCACGGTCGGGTTCATCGACTCCCGCTCGCAGAGCGCGAGGTACGCGGCGCACCGCTCCTCGACCGCCTGCGGGTCCGACAGCCTCACCTGGTCCCTGCCCATGTCCATGAGCTCCGACGTGTGCCGCGCGTAGTCCTCGCGCGCCGGCCCGTCAGCCGTCCTCGGCCTTGCCACGGCCACCACCTCCCACATTTTTTTGCCTTGTGTGCCGCCACCCCGCGCGGCGCGCGCCCATCGGGCGTGGCACACCACGTGCCCTCTGCTTTTGGCTGTCTTTTCCTGCTTGGTTGTCTTCTCTGCGCGCTGGGACTCCTGGTGGACCGGCCCGGACCGATCCAGTCGTTCAGTGCGCGCATTGTCCGGCGCGTTTCGCCAGCTCGCAGGCTGTTTTCCCGCTCTTTTCCGAATCGTTCCGGAACCGCACCGGGCCGCAACGGCACCGACCGGCGGCGGAGCGTAGCGCAAGTGCAGCGCACGCCCGCCGTTAGGTGCCCACCGTTAGGTGGGTAGTACTTATCTCTCCCTTATATATACGAAATCGGTCCGGTCCACCCCCTCTGACCTGCGGTTTTAAATGTTACCGGAACTCTAACATAATTCCGGTCGAACCGAGGTCGGATTTGGCGGTCTACCTGCGGAAACGCTCTCGTTTCGGAAAATCGTTAAGTACTTAGCGGAACGATTGGAACTGCGGACCGGTCCGGTAGTTCCGGTCGGTCCGTCCGCCCGTTCGCGCGCGCCCTTGGCGCATGGCTCACGGGGGAATCCTCAGCTGGCGCATATTCTCGGCGCGTTTATGCAATCTTGACGTTGCGATTGTAGCACACATGGTCTATCGTGGTGACATTTTGCGCACGGCCCAGCGCCACGTGGTGTGTCGTGCGGATGGCCCCGCGCGGCGGAATCTGTCGAAGCGTGGGGAGCGTCCTTTTTGGAAATTTTCTGGTAGCGTGGGCACCCCCGCGCCTCCTGATCCTCCATACCCCGCCCCCCGCCCACCGCACGCCGAACGCGCGTAACGTGACGCTGCTACGCTATGCCGTTTGATGCATAATGTATGCATGGATAGCAAGCGTTCTACCTGCGGATATGCGAACGATAAACGTCGGATAATATATATTATGTAAAGTAGTCCACATTCTGATACGTACTAATGCATAAACACCTACTGATTATGCATATTAATGCATACGCTTACTAGTATATGCAACGCCTATATATAGCACGCCTGGGCGTGGTAGCGTGGAGCGCTTGCAAGCGTGGCGCGTGCCGCGCACGGCCCCAGTAAATGGCACATAGCCAGTAGCAGATATCCCCTGGCACACTGGACAAATGATAGTCTCGCGGTAGCATTTTAAGGTAAGGGTATTAGATTGTGCACAATCGAAATAGGTATTACCTATCCCCGCCTCGTAGTCCCCTGGCTACCTAACGATTCGTAAGCGTACAAAACGAATCGTAAGAATGTCCTGCTACGCACATCTGCCACACTCTTGCAACCCCTAAATTGTGTAGGAATTGTGAACGCTTGCATACGTGGTTGTACGTATGACGTGGACGGGGTATCTTGTAATTGCGCCGAGGGAATGGCCGGAAAAGCAAGTCACCCGCCCCCGACGCGAGGGAAGACGGACCGCAAGAGAGAAGCGAGGACGACGGCCCACGGAAACCCCCAGTGAAACACGCCGGGCACCTTGAGAGCCGCATACATCCCGCCCAGACGCGGGAACCCGCAATTTCCGGAGCACACCAAGAGAGCCGAGGGAATGCGGAGACTACCTAGGAACCATCAAAGACCGAACGGTTCGCAGTCCCCACGGGGGCGAGGTAGGGACCTCACGGGGTTTCAACGGGAAGACGCCTAGTGAAACCAGCGTGTGGCGGGGGTATGCCCCGCGTGGCCTGTGGCTGGTGAGAAGCCACAGGTTGGGACGTGGCCCCGCCACGCGCACGACCAGCGCCACCACCAGCAATGGCGGCGCGTGGCCCGGAGTGCCAGCGACCAGCGGCCAGCTACCAGCGCGGCACGCCGGACCACGCCCCACCAGGGGCGCGATACCAGCATCAGCAACCAGCCAGCGAGGATTGGAGAAGCCATGGAGGACTACAGGAACCTGTTCCCGCAGGAGTACGCGTACCAGTTCAGCGACGTTGAGATTAGGTACGAGCTTGCGGAGCGCAACCAGACCAGCCACGACACCGAGCGCGAGGACTACGGGTGGCACGAGTGCCAGCAGATAGGCATTGGCGTTCAGAACTATCTCGCCGACAACCTCGCCGAGGTCATGCGCAGGGCGCGCGAGCTCGGCTACTGCTAGCCAGCGCCGGGGACCAGGATTGGAGAAGCCATGAGTCTGTGCGATGAGTACCGGGACGTGTTCACGGACGTGGACCCCATCACCGGCGAGAAGTCGCCCGTCATGCTGTCGTGGCGCGACGCCGAGTCCATGATCGATTACATGCAGGGCCACGGGTGGGTCGCGTACCAGGTGAGCGATGGCGTACTGGGCATCGGGGACTGGATCCTCGTTCCCGAGGACGCGTGCGACGTGGCGGTGTGTGTGCGCGAGGTCGCGACCACGGTGTGGACCAGCCAGGAGCGGTTCGAGGTTCACAGGCTGCTTGAGCGCACCGTGGTGGACCAGCTTGAGGCAGTCGGCGCGTTCGAATAGGGATTGGAGACCATCATGGACGACCAGCTCAGAGCGAGGATTCGGCGCTTCAACGCCTTGGCACGCCAGGCCGAGTCGGACGGCTACGAGGTCATCGACGGCATGGTGTGCAAGCGCACCGTGGACGCGTGGCACCAGGTGTGGTACGTGCGGCTGTGCAGGGTCGAGGAGTACCAGGATTTCAAGGACTACCAGCAGTGGAAGAGCGCCCATCGGGCATAGCTCAGCGATATCAAGTAGGGCCAAAGCACCACTAGCAAATCATACTACCAGGATTGGAGTCAACATGTGCATTCAGGTTAACGCGGAGCTCATCCACGCGGCGGGGCTCGTCGCATCCAAGGCGAGTGTGAACCGCCCGGCGCTGCAGAACGTGGTCGTGCGCAAGCGCGGCGACGAGGTTGAGGTGTGGGCCACAGACTCATACGTGATGTTCAGGTGCTACCAGCCGGTGAGCGGCGAGCAGTCGAAGCTCCCCGACGAGGAAATCAGGGTCAACTACCCAAGCGTCAAGGCCGCGATCCCCAAGCGCGGCGTGGTCACGCTGTGCGCCAACCACGACACGGACGACGTGTCTGTGACCACGGCCACCGGCTCCGTGTCCGTGCGCACGCTGCAGAAGACCGGTCCGTACACCGACGACATGAACAAGATGATCAACGACGCACGCGGCGGCAGCAAGCGCGGCGTGCAGGAGCTCGGGCTCAACCCGGACTACGTGCAGACGCTGTGGCGTGCCATGAAGACGGCGGCCCAGGCCGGCGGGTTGAGGCCAACTGGCGTGAGGTTCATCCCGAACGACGACCTGCTTCCGATCTACCTGGCGCCAGTCTACGAGCGGAGGCCCAAGAACGAGAGCGTGCGGATGGACTGCATCCTCATGCCGATGAAGCTCTAGGGAGGCGGTGGCCATGAGCGTGGCGGTGAGTGACGCGGAGCTGTGGACCGGCGCTCTGTACCAGGCCGTGGTGACCGTGGGGGACCAGGAGTTCGAGGGGTTCGGCGACGCGCCGGACCAGGCGACGGTGGACGCCATGGAGCTGGCCGTCAAGACCATGGCGGGGGTGGCGTGAGATGTACTTCATAGCGCACGTTCTCCCATACCAGCTGGGGTTTCTTGCAGCGGCAATTTGGTTCTTCAAGCACGGTTTCGATGACTAGGACGCCGGAATGCAGACGGCGATTCGACCAAAGGCGGATGGGAGTAACCATGTTCTACGCAGAGTTCTGCCCTTACGGAATCCGAACAATCTCAGACGGTGACACGCTCATGGCGTTCGAGACGCGCGAGGAGCGCGACGAGATGGTAGGGCGCATCAACTACGCGAACGAGCTTAACCACCCCGAGGGTTGCGCCGTTGCGGTCACGACGCATGAGGTTTCCCACAGGTACAACTTCAACGACTTCAAGAACGACAACGCCCGCGAAGTCCCGTACAACCGCACGTGCCGGGGGCGCTGCTTCTTCGAGATTCGCCACAAGCCTAGCTACAAGTTCTAGGCGCGGCAATGGCCACGCGGACAAATCGGCGCCGCCATGGGGTGAGACCACGGCGGCGCCATACGCCACGAGGATTGGAGAAAAACATGGCGTGGTTCAAGGATATCACGTTCGAGACGCCAATCGAGGACATCAAGCGGCAGTACGTCGAGCTGGTCAAGTTGCACCACCCCGACGTTGGCGGCACCACCGAGGACATGGCAGCGATCAACGCGGAGTACGAGCGGCTGGTCAAGCACCACTACAACATCCACAGGGGCAGGGACGGCCAGGTGTACACCGACGAGCGCCAGGACGCGCCGGACGAGAGCGCGTCGCAGTTCGCGGAGTGGATAACCAGGGTGGTGGGCATGGGCCTCACCGCCGAGGTGTGCGGGCGTTGGGTCTGGATCTACGGCGACACCTACCAGCACAAAGACGAGCTCAGGGCCATGGGCGCGGGGTGGTCTCGCAACAAGCGGATGTGGTACATCAGGCCGGCTGACCAGGGGCACCGGCACCACCGCCACGCCCAGGACATGGAGGAGATCCGGGCCAAGTACGGCTCAAGGGTGTTCGAGGCCAGGGACGACCAGCTGGCGAGGGTATAGGGAGGCAGCCATGGCAACGGCAAGGCTCACACGCGACTACATTACGCACGGTTGCTTCTCGACACCGACGGACCAGCGTCACGTGTACACGTACAGCGCGTTCGTCCGCATCTCGCACGACCTCGCGCACATCCTCGACGTGAGCGGAATCCAGCTTGTGTGCGACGCGACAACAGGCGAGACGTGGCAGGAGAAGATAAGCATCCCGTTCCTCGTCGGCCTCGAGACGCAAGGCGACGTGTTCGACCGTGGCATGCGCGAGGACATGCTGCGGGACGAGATCAGCGAGGCGGCGAGCGACTTCGTGAGCCGCGAGATAGGCGACGTGGACTGGTGGCCGGATACGGTGCGCGACCTCGACACGCTTTGACGGCAGCGGATTGGAGAAGGGTCAATCATGGGAAACAGGGCATTCATCACAAACAAGGACATGGAGATTGGCGTCTACCTGCACTGGAACGGCGGGCGCGACTCCGTGGAGGCGTTCCTCAAGTACTGCGAGCTGCGGGGGTTCCGTTCGGGCGACTACGGCATTGCGAGGTTCTGCCAGGTGGTCGGCAACTTCTTCGGTGGCGGTCTCTCGATAGGCATCGAGCCGTTTCGCTACTGGACGATGGGGGACGACAACGGCCTGTATGTAGTGGACGACTGGAAGATCGTCGGGCGCTACCAGGCGGCGTACAGGAACAACGAGACCGGCGAGGTCATAAGCCAGGGCGAGTGGTACGGGCTCGACCGTGACGACTATCTGGACGAGAGCGGCAACGACAGGTACTCCGCCGTCCTCGCACCGTTCACGGGTCCGGAACAGATGGAATACGACCTCATGGAGATGCTGCGCAGCATCGATGACGCGCAGCCGGAGGGCGAGCGGCTGGGAAAGGTGCTCGACTGCCAGGAGGTGCCCACCAGAACGCTCAAGGTCGGGGACATCATCTACAAGCCCGATTACGCAGGACACTACGAGCCGCGCATGGTGGTCGGCTTCTGGCCCGAGACCGACTGCTACAAGGAGTATTTCGGGCTCCCGATAACCGACGAGTACGACAGGACCAACGTGAACGCGGTAGTGAGCAGCGAGACGGCGTTCCTCTACAGCGGGGAGGAGGACTGCTGATGGGGCAGCACGCAACCACGGTAGAGGACGCCATGAGGGCGAGCGGCGGCAGGACCGGCGCCGACTTTGCCGCGACTCTTGACATGCTGGGGTACAACGACTCGGACGCCGTGCGCGGGTCCGGGGTGAGCATGCAGATGCTCAGGTGGTACAAGTTCGAGTCGAAGACGGTCGGCGTGCGGACCATACGCAGGATCTGGGCGTGGGCAGACGCGGAGACGGAGGCACACGCCAGGAGCGTCGAGCGCGTCATGAGGACCGGGGTGGACGAGTACGAGGCGCTGCACGGCAGGGCGCCGGAGGTCGTGTCGCTCGTGTGGCTCAGGCGCGGAGAGGAGACCGCGGACGGGAGGCCGGTGGGCTACCACAACGCCGTCATGAGGGACGCGGCGGCGATACTCAGGGACAACGGCCAGCGGGTGCAGTTCGTCTACAGCGCGGACGCACGCTCCGAGGATGTAAGATAGCGAGACAAACAGGATTGGAGAACCTGGAATGCTGCAGCACACTCTGATAGTCGGCACGACCGGCTCAGGCAAGTCGTACACGGAGCACATGATCATAGACAAGATGGTGTCCGACAAGTCGGCGCAGCTGATCCTCGTCGACCCAAAGCGCATGGAGTTGGTCGACTACGCCGAGTGCGACCTAACGTCCAAGTACGCGGACAACCCAAGCACCATATACGAGGCCATCGTCCACGCGTACGACACGATGATGGTACGGTTCGACAGCATGCGGCGCGACCGCGTGAAGGAGTGGCAGTACCTGCCGCTGTACGTGTTCGTGGACGAGATGGGCGCCCTCATGAACGACCCGAGGCACCGCAAGCAGTACGGTACCATGCTCGGGGATATAGCCATGATGGGCCGCGCGGCGCGGGTGTTCCTGGCGCTCTGCACGCAGATTCCGACGCGCGAGAACCTGCCGAACAGCATACGCGACAACATGACCAACAAGGTGTGCCTCAGGCTGGACGACTCAAGCCGCGCTCGCTACGTCCTGGGGCCGGGTTCGAGCAGGTGGTACGAGGACCTGCCGCGCATCGGCAAGGCGTACGTGAGGACGCCGGACATGATCGAGCGCCCGGAGCGCATCGACGTGGACGACATTTGCAAGGTTCTGGACGTGTAGGGAGGACGAATGGCGATAAGCGAGGCACGCAGGAGGGCGAACGCCAAGTACGACGCGGAGAACACGCGACGCATGTCCGTGACGTTCACCCGCGCCAACGACGGGTTCGAGCTCAACGACTTCGTTAAGGAGTATGGAGGGTCCACGTATCTCAGGGCCCTTGCCACTCTGGACATGGAGCGCATAAGGGACGGCAAGGTGATAGACCCGGCGCTGTATTCCGAGGGCCACCACGTCATCGAGGACCCGGACGGGAACCGCGTACACTACGACGTGGACGAGAACGGCATGGTCGTCGACGCGTGTGCGAGCGGCGGGACGGCAAGCAGGGTGCGTGAGGCGAAGATCGTGAAGTACGTCGACCTGCCCACGTGGGCGCCGATGTTCGTGAGGAACATACAGCGCGGGATATGGAAGGTTGTCGAGTAGGGAGGTTACCACCATGGCAAAGTACGAAAAGACCGGGGAACACACGTACAGGGACGTGGAAGGGTTCGAGTACGACCTCAGCGACCTTGAGGAGCTGGGAGAGGACCCGGCGCGGAAGCTCCACTTCACCGTCTCAAGGGGTGGCGAGTCGATGGAGATCGTCACGAACGGCAACGGCGAGGGCCAGTTCATGGCCGTCGAGACGCCCTCTGGCACCGACTACAGGCAGACTGCCGGGACGTTGCAGTACCAGCTGCCCACGCGCGAGTGGGCGCTGTGCGACCAGCTGCGCAGGATGTGGGACGGCTGGGAGGACGCCAAGCAGCCGGAGGAGTGGACCGAGGACGACGATATCCTGTTCGGGTCGCGTGACGAATAGAGGAAGTGCAGGCGTCCTCTCGTTGTCGAGACATAAAAACAGCGCCCACCGGGGGTTTCCCCGGTGGGCGCTTTCTGTGTCTGGACGCTACTTCCCCATGTTCGCGAAAACCTCGTCTATCGCGTCGCTCATGGACTTCTCCTGGCCCTGCAGCTCGTTGATCGTCTTGAGCGCGAGGATGGACGCGTATGCGTTTATCTCTTCCGTCTGGTCGTAGAGGTCGAGCAGCGTGTCCATGAACTCCCCGTTCTCAGTCGCGGCGTGCGCCCCGAACGCGGCCCCGCAGAGCCACAGGAGCGACGCGTACTTCGCGAGCTGCAGCGCGGTGGCCGGGTTCGCGTTCGCGGAATCCAACAAGTCTCCGAGAGTGCCGCCCGTGCGCTTCTTCCTTCCGAACATTCTCACCATCCCCAAACCGCGTGCTCGGCGACCCAGCGCACGCCGTCGTCACGCCATCTCAGCATCGTCCTGGTTGTCACGCCGTACTCCCTTGCAAGCATCGACCAGGTTACGTCGTCGTCAGGCTGCAGGTAGTAGTTGTCGAGCACGTCACCGTGCGGACACTGCGCGAGGATCACGCCGACTATCTCTATCCGGTGTGCAAGGCCCTCGCGCCGCTCCTCCACGCTGCGCTTGCGCTCCATGATGGACAGCGCGGCCGCCGCCGTGGGGTCGGACGTGGTGCCGCCCTGGACGTGGACGCCCCCGGAGTTGCCGCGCGTCATGCACTCGTCAAGCGCCTGCTCCTCGCGCACGCACGTCTCAAGCAGGGCACACAGCCCGTTCGGCCCACGGAAGCTCCCCAGCCACGCCCTAGCAGTCCCTATAGCGTCTGTGTCCCGATCCGGTCTCACCAGGTCGCCACCCCTTTCTGTACAGCCCCACCCACCTTGCCACGGTCGCCTTGGACACGTGGAAGTGGTCAGCTATCTCGTCGTAGGTCCAGCCGGAGTCCTTGAGCGCCACATACGCCATGCGCTCCGTGTCGTCCGTCTGGATCTTGGTGTTGCGTATCGCGTACAGGTTAGCCACCAGCCCTATGGCCTCGTCCGTGGTTAGCTCCACGTGGCGCACCCTGTCACCCGTGGTGAACTCGATGAACGCCATGGCTACTCGTAGCGCTCCCGGACGCGCTCAACGAGGTCTATCAGCTGCTCGCGCTGCCGCTCCCTCAGACCGCCGACGCGGCGGTTGGCGGCGACGTGCGCTGCCGCCATGAAGTCGTACATGGTCCTCTTGCCCACTCCCTTGAAGAGCATCAGGAACCGGTCGACGTACAGGCGCTGCGTGAGCGGGGACAGGAACGCGTCCCTCACGCCGACCTCTCCCTTCTTCACCTTGTCCTTGTACAGGCGGATCTCGTGGCGCTTCTCGGCGGACTTGCGGGCCATCTCCCTCGCCCGCTCGCTTGAGTTGATGGGATACAGGTTCCGCTCGCCGCTCATGCATGCTCCCTTCGAATTGCATACAATTACAGCTAAATTGTATATAAATAGCAGTGCTGGTATTGCGTTTAGCCCGCTAACCAGCACTGCAAAAGTATATAGAGTTGTGTATAGATTGTGAATGCTATTCAAATCTTGAGTTCTTTTGCATGCACATCAGGCGCTTCGCCATGTGCCAGCACTCCTTGGCCTTGTGCAGGTCCTCCGCCTCGTCACCCTTGAGCCCCGCCCGGTCCAGGTACTTGAGCGCGGACCCCACCGAGAAGTCTATCGCGAGCTCTGGGCTCACCTCGTAGATGGCGTCTATGCACTCGATGCCGTCGCCCTGGTAGTGGTCTGGGTGTTCCACACTTCCGCCGTGCGCCTTGCCATCCACGCCGTTAATCTTCCTTACCGCTTTGTCCCAGTCGGTCAGCGCTTCGTGTATGGCATCGTAGTTGGCACCATCCGAGTCTATGCCCCTCATGTTGAATGACTCGTAGGAGCACGATGTCGTTCTGAACGAAAGAATCCCGCACGAGGGGCACCATACGCGTGCCACTGGCCTGTACCAGCGTCGGCAGACGAGCACTTGCGGATGTGACCCGCAGAACGGGCACGGGAGCGTGTCCGTGTAGTCCTCTGTCACGTCCTCGAAATCGCTATCAATGTCGTAATGGCTCTCCATGGCTATCGTCACCCTCCCCCATGTGCCGCCTGCACCACTCGGCCAGCAGCCGCGTGCCGTCCGCCATGCCCTCGGCGTAGCCCGCGAGCCATGCGGCCACGGAGACTGCCATGGCGGCGACGCAGACGAAGAACACGACCCATCCAGTCACCGTTCGTCACCGTCCCTCTTTTCGCCCCACGCGCAGTAGCCGTCGAAGTCTGGCAGCGGGAATCCGAAATACTCGCAGATGTGTCCGCAGCCGACCAATGGGTTTGAGCGCTCAGACTTGCAGTCCCTGCACCTGACAATCTCCCCGGTCGTGCGGGCGTTGAAGATGCCATCCGTGGTGTCCAAGATGTACTCGGCCATCAGTCGCTCACCACCCTAGCGCCGCAATGCGGGCAATAGCTTGTCTTTGCCTTCATGTCCGGGAACCAAGTGAAGCACCTGTCGCATCCAAACCCTCCGGCGTGCGCCGGACGCATGTGGCACGTCGGGTCTATGAGGTCAGCAAGGGCAGGAAGCAGAGAATCGAAATCCTCGCCAACCCCGGCAATGTCCATGAGGTCATACATCACATCAGCAGGAAGTTGTAGCGGGTCTTTGCATTTGTGTTCGGCCTTCACCGACTCAAGCGGATACTCCTTCAGCTTCTCGGCTACAGCTTTGCGCTCGTCACTACTCGCCATTGCCAATCACCACCCTTGCGCCGCACTGCGGGCAGTATGCTGGCGCTTCTTTGTATGGCCGCAGGAAGCTATGACCACATGTCAGGTGGAACTCCCATCCTTCCAGCTGGCCTAGCTCGTTAAAGTAAGTCTCCACGGAACTTACCTTGCACGTCGGGTCGATGAGGTCGGCGATGTGCAAAAGGCTCTCACTCGTGTAAGACTCCTCAAGCACGTCTGCGCCGTCGTACTCGATGCCAAGGTACGATTCGACAACATCGCGCGGCGAACTCTCGCTACAGCTCGCGTCCTCCCGCAGCCTCGCCGCGACCTCTCGGCGCTCGTCGCTACTTGACATGCTCTATCCTCCTCCCGCACCCCGGGCAGTATCTAGGCTCCCCGCACGTGCTGAAATGCTCCCCACACGCCATGCACCTGTAGTTGAAGTCGCTCGCGAACGGATTGTCATATACCGCTTCGCACGTCGGGTCTATGAGGTCGGCGAGGCGATTGAAGCACTCCTCCCACGTCACGTTGTGTTCGATGCCGATTGCATCGTCAAGGGTCAAGGACGCAAGTTCCATGCCCATGTCAAGTGTCGTGAGCGCACGTCCTTCCCTGCGCAGCCTCTCAGCCACCTCGCGGCGCTCGTCGCTAGTCGGTGCCATTGTCGACCTCCTTGTGGAACGACATTCTCGCAACGCAGCTGACGTTCACGAAGTCCGTCTCGCTGACTGGGATGATTCCTTCCTCGTGCGCAATCCTGTCAAAAATCCATTCTGCCGGCTTGTATGTCAGCGTAAGCCGCAGTTCGCGCACGTACCGCTCCCCACTCTTCGTCACCGTCTCCATCTCGTACACGACCTCATCGTCCACAGTTATCACCTCCGTACGGCTCTGGAAGCTCGTGCCATGCAACTACCGGACGGTATCCGCCCCGGTAGTTGGGCACGTAGAAGTCCATGCCACCCCCGTTGGTCTTGTGGTATCTCCCCACGAATAAGCCACCTTGCTTTCCCTGGCACAGGACAAGGCGCTCGTCATCCGGCGGCTCTGTATGCCACCCGTCGCGTACACGCGTCCTTGCCATGAGCGCGGTGGGGTCATCGTAGCCAGTCCAGATGCGAGACCCGACTAGATGGCCGCAGAACTCGACGTTGTACGGAGCATCGCACCCATCGAACATCCTGTAGATTGCGTATTTACTCATCGCTCGCCTCCTTGTGGTGGTAGACGCATCCATCAAAGTCCACCCACCTCTCTCCCAGTCTGTCGCCGCGATAAAGGAACACTTGGTCAATTCGCCCATACACGTTGTACGAGACTCCGCGAAGCTCTCCCGTGAACACGTAGTTGTGGATGTTGAAGTCGAATCCCAGTGCGTCGGTGCACACGTCCACCACGTCACCCATGCGGACAAATTCGTGCTTCTCGTCCTCGTACCTGAGCCAATCGCATCCATCGATCGTGACGCGAATGCGCGCCCGAGTCCACTTATTCGCGTTCATGCTCGCGCTCCTCCGCCAGCCTGCGGATGCGCCGCGCCAGCTCCCTCGGCTCGCCGCACGCATTTCCATCAACGTCAACCTGGTCGCACCAGGCGTCCAGCTCGTCCGCGATGCGCTCCCAGCTGTCGGGGCGCTCGTGGGTGAGCCATTCCGGCAGGAGGTCGCGCCACTGGCCGGAGTCATCCGTCACGAGAATGTTGCGTCCGGCGCCCTTCGACATATCGCCGATGGTGACGCCGTGCACGTGCCACGCTTTGCCGTCCTCGTCGTACACGTACACGGTCTCCCCCACGCGAATGGACTTGCGATCAGCACCTAGCGGCCATTTGACCATCTCAGCGTCGATGCGGTAGGAGATAGTCATCAGGCAGTTGTAGACCCCCGGCTTGATGCTCTTGTTCTTAGACCACCTGCGTGCCAGGTCGCGCAGGTTCGAGCCCTCATTAGTCATTGCCATCCTCCTTACCGCTGAGCTCGGCCTCTGCGTCCGCCAGCGCTTCCTTCCAGGCGCGCCTGCGTTCGGCCCGCATCGCGATCGTGAGCGCGGCGAGCCTCACAAGCTCGTCCTCGTGCTCCTCCATGAACCGCTTGTACACGGCATCCGCCATGAAGTCCATGAAGTCCCTGTCACTGTCGTACGTTCTGCCTGGTACGGAGTTCTTGAACTTCCCCCACGCCTTGGCGACTACGCCATCCCTCACGTCCTTCTCAAGCTGTCTTTCGATGTACTCGGAAATCTGCTTGTCGTTGAAGTCGAACGCGACCTCCACTATGTGCTGCATGGCTTCTCCAATCCCCTATCTCTTTCTGTGCTTGGCTTCCTCTCTGAGCAGTTGCGGAAGCACGAGCCTCATCATGTCTGGCGTGCAGCCGCAGACGGCTGCGCACTCCTCAATCACCCCATTGCCCCTGAGACCGTGGCTGACGCACCACCTGGCCGTCATGAGCGCGTACTTGCGCCGGTCGTGGTTCGGCTTCGGCCTCTTCCTGAAGTCGCGGTGGAGCCTGATGTAGTTGGCCCTGCTGTTCACCTGGATGCGCGAGTGGTTGCAGAGCGGGGCGCAGTCCTGGCCCAGTATCGGGTACAGCGCCACAAGCGTCTCGATCTCGTCCGGGTACCAGTCTCCGCTGTATCCGCACCTGCCGGATGTCAGCCCCGCCCTGCGTGCCCTCGACCACACCGCACTCTCGGACACCCCCAGCTCCTTGGCGAGCTCCTTTGTCGGCATGATGCCGTACAGGCTCCGCAGGAGCTCGTCCTTGCCCGTGGTCCACTTGACGCGCCCCATGGCTAGCGTCCGGTCGAACCGAAGCCGCCGTCTCCGCGAGCCGACCCTGCGGCGTCGAAGTACTCCCCCTCGCGCCACTCCCACTCGACACGCTTGCACTTGACGAGCAGCAGCTGGGCCACGCGGTCACCCGGCGCGACGGTGTATGGCCTGTCACCGAGGTTGACGAGCCTTGCCATGACCTCTCCGGTGTATCCGGGGTCGATCACGCCTGGGCTGTTGAGCAGCGTGATGCCGTGCCTGAACGCGAGGCCCGAGCGCGGCACCACCAGCGCGACGTGGCCCTCTGGGACCATCATGCGCACCCCCAGTGGGATGGTCGTGGACTGCATCGGCTTGACGGTCCTGGGCATGTTGAGCGAGGCGGTGAGGTCGTACGCCGCGTCCTCCTCGTGCGCCTTGCAGGGCTCGTGACCTGTGTATGTGACTCTCATTCGTCTCCAATCATTCGTGGATGATCATGTTGTCCTCGTCCGCGTAGTAGGACGTGCGCGAGTCGCCGCGCTTTGTCCAGTTGCGGAACGTGCTCTCAGAGCAGTCGGTCGGCAGCCGCTCGTAGACGTTCGCGCGCGTCGGTAGCACCCCGTCGCGCGCGCATCGCATGAGCGCGTCGGCTATGGCGTCGTCGCGCTCGGCGCGTCGGTCTACGTTCCTCGCGACGTTCGCCGCGTTGCCAGCCTGCGCGTAGGCCGCTGCGGACCCGCGTTCGGGGCATGCGTCGAGCATCGGGCACCTTACGAACAGCGGCCAGTCGAACACGACGCTCTGCTGCCCAGGGTCCGGGAACTCCCGCAGCACGTAGCTCACGCGCAGCGGGAGGACCCTCCTCCCCTCGAAGTGCTCCGCGAGGTACGCCTCTTCCTCAGAGTCCGGCTTTATGGCTATGTCCGTGAGGTCAACTATCGCGTCCGGGGCGCGACCGAAGATGCCGGACCCCGCGCCACGGTCAACCACGTCGCGCCCGCCCGCGGCGCCCTTCGCGTGGTGGTGCGACCATATGACGGAGCAGCCACAGGCGCTTATCCGGTTGAGGGCTGACATCAGCGAGCGCATGTCCCCGACGCTGTTCTCGTCACCCGTCTCGAAGCTGTAGAGCGAGTCGAGGACCACAACGTCGAACGCATCGCCTGACCCCATAACGGTCTCGACGGCAGCCGCCACCTCGTTGATGTCTGGCACCTTCCCCCTCAGTGGGCATAGGTGCAGGTTGTCCGTGCGTTCGGTGTACCCCGTCCTGCGCTTCACGTCATCGAAGCGCTTGAACAGCGAGTCCTTGTCTATCTCCGTGTCGAAGTACGCCACGTTGCAGCGCCTGCAGTCGTGGCCCATCCACATGCCACCGTTGGCGAGCGCCACAGCAAGGCCGGCGAGCATCCATGACTTCCCGGACTTCGACTTGGCCGTTATCTGCATGGTGTGCCCGAGCCTGAGCACGCCAGATATCACTTCCTCCTTGAGTGGTGGCAGGTTCTCGCCCGTGTAGTCGTCCACGTTGTAGAACATGGACATGACCTGGGCGATGGCCTCCTCCCTCGCGGGGTTCGGACGTTCCGGGTCACGCATCGCACCACACCAATCTCTGCTCCGTGTCCCCCCTCATGCACCCGGCGAGCCTTGAGAGCCGAGCCGGGTTGGCGCAGTGCGCGTCCGGTATGAGTCCGTTCTTTGCGCAGTAGCGGTAGACCATTGCGGCAGCGGCCTTGTACTCGGCTATGTCGTTGCACTTGCATGAGACCATCCCGTGCATAGACTTGTTGCCAGAGTCCACGATGCATCTCAGCCGGTTCCTGAACCCCCTCGGCGCGTCCGGCCCGAACAGCGCCCACAGGCGCTCCACCTGGCGCTCCTTGGGGATTTCGTCAGACTCCACGAGCAGGTTCCTGAACGTCGAAACGTCCGCGTCCCTGCGTCTTGTTCCCTCGCCCAGCGGATTCGTCACCAGGTATACGCCGCCGTCGAGCGAGGCCGAGACTATCGAGCGCAGCATGTCCAGGCCGGCCGCGTCCTGCGTGAGCCACCCCACGAGCCAATGGGCCTCGCCCCCGTCGAACGTGCCGTCCGAGTACGAGAAGCCGCGCCTGGGGTTCCAAACGATGCAGCAGGTGTCATCCTCCGAGAACATCGAGCGCAGCTGCGCCACGGCCTCCGCGAGCCTGCCGACAATGGTCGTGTCGCCCATCCCCGCGAGGTCGGCGCTCCCGTCCACCTTGGGCACCGCCCCTGACGCGGCCTCGCGCACCGTGTCGAGCACCGTGGGGCGCGTCCGCGACATCCCGCGCTCGTAGGACGTGACCACGCTGTGGGCGGTCCTCCACACCTCCTTGTCGGGGAGCGGTGGGAAGAACCCCTCGTTGGCCTTGCGCGCGAGCTCGTACACGTCCTCGTTGCCGGCACCCCTCGCCCTCGCGCTCGCCAGGTACGAGAAGAGGGCCGCGTTCCTCCCGCCCTCGCGTGCGGTAGGGGCGTCCGGCATGTCAAGCTCCCCCTCACCCACCGTGGAGAAGTCCAGGAATGGCATCCGCGTTCACCTCCCAACGTTAGAAACAACGGGGGCCGGTGTCACCCGGCCCCATATCGGTCAGTGTCGCGTGCCGCTAGAAGGGCACGTCGTCGTCCGTCTCGGTCGCCGCAGACGCGGACGGCGTGGCGGGGGCGGCGGAGGATGCGGCAGGCGTGTACCCGGACTTGTACTGGTCCTCGAGCGGAACGATGGGGTTGCCGTCCTTGTCCTTGCCGGAACGCACCTCGTCGGCGTCGTAGACTACCCACACGCGCTCCGTGGTGCCGTCAGAGCCGTCCTTCTTCGGGCGGTGGTACGTGACCACGTTCCCGCCGAAGAGCTTGCCCACGAATGCCTTGAGCGCCCTGTCGTGGTTCGGGTCGTCGGGGTCGATAACGCAGTTGAACGCGGCCAGCGCGTCGAAGTTGGCGTTGGAGCGCGTCATGCACATGAGCTGGTGCTTGAGCAGCCCGAGGTTCTTGTCGAAGTAGAGGTCCATGGTGTGGGCGAAGTCCGGCCTGTCCTTGAGCGCGTCCTTGTGCTCGCCCTCCGCCACGTCGAACACCACGTGGACGGACTTTGACTCCTCGCCCCACTTGTTGACCTTCTCATACTCGATGTCCTGCACCTTGAGGACGTACGGCCCGTTCGGGAGCCTGGAGCTTCCGTTGCCCTTTGACTCCTCGGTGCTGTCGAAGTCGATCCTAGCCATTTGCCTTCTCCTTGTTGTCGGTCTTGCCTTCCGTTATCGGCCTCATGCCCCAGTACTCGCGTATCGCCGTGTCCACGGCCTTTAGGTCGTTGTCCATCTCGTCGTGCGCGAACATGCCCATCGGGGTCTTCGCGAGGTTGTATCCGTCGTTCTGCGTCACGAACACGTGGCGCGGCCTGCCGTCGTCGCCGATGCGCGTCTCGCAGTCGATCACGATGGGGAACATCCCCTCGACGCAGAGCTGCTGGTCGAGCATCTTGCCGATGGTGCGCGGCTTCTCGCGCCCGCTCTCGGAGAACTCCGGGTGCATGAGGAAGTACGTGATCGTGTCGTCGTCCGTCCCGCTGCTCGCCGTCTTGAGCAGGTTCTCGAACGAGACGGCCATGGTCACGAACTTGTCGTACCCGACCTCCTTCGCCCGGGAGAAGTTGTCGAACGCCATGAGGTATGTCGCGTCGTCAATGACGTAGGCGCGTCGCGTGTTGCGTGCGATGGCCTTGTTTATCGCGTCGTAGCCCACGTTGTAGGCCACCTGCAGAGCGTTCTCGCCGCTCGACTTGAACGGCATGCGCTTCCCGGCCACGGCGAACACGCCCACCTCGTCGCGCTTGAAGTTGCGCAGGCTCGTGGACTTGCCGCTGCCGCTCCTTCCCAGGATCATGCAGAGCGTTCCCACGCTTGCTCACCCGCCTTCCTTGTCTCGAATCCGAGTTTGTTGTACTTGAGGATCGCCGCGAACGGCCCCATGTCCCACTCGGCCACGGCGAACACCTCGCGTGCCGGGTCGATGTCGACGCGCACGGCGTCCGGCCTCCCCGGCACGTCGTGGAGCGTGAACCCGTACCTGTCGTTCATGCACACGCGGGCTACCACAACGTCGTCCTGCGCCGCGCGCTTGGTGTAGAGCCTTCCGAGCGGGCCGTCGAGCCGCACCCAGTGGACCGCGCCCATGTCCGGCACCATGCCGTGAGGAATGGGCCCGCCGTGGTAGCTACTCATTTGGCGCCATGAGGATTCCTGCCACCGCAGACGTTAGGGACGGCCCCATGGCCTCGGCAACCTTCTTTGGGTCCACCCGCAGCGTCGTGCCGTTCCACTGCGCGGGCTGCGCGGGCACCTGCTCGTAGTGGCACCCGTCAGGCACAACCCCGTCTGCCACGCACGCGTCGAGCGCATCGTCGTCTATCTCGACGACCTCGCGTGCGCACCCGTTCTGCAGCGCCCAGTGCTCAAGCGCCGCGCGGTCGTCCACGACGAGCCGCACGCCAGCGAGCTGCTCCCTTGTGAGCCTGACGCTCAGCGTACCTACGCTCTTGCCGTTGAGCATGAGCCTCCTGCGGTCGGTGCCGTCCTTCGCGAACTCTTCGCGCAGCGCGTCGTCCACGCGCGAGCGCAGCGAGTCCGGGTTCTTGGTCGACACGTCCTCGCCGACCACTCTGATGATCGCCTGCTCCAGGGCAAGCCTCTCCAAGTCATTCAACCGTGTCTCCCGTCATTAGCGCGGCCACGTCACGCAGCCGCATGGACACCCAGCGCTCCCCGCAGAACCTCGGCTCAGGCTGCATCGACAGCGCCATGAGGTCGGAGAGCTGCACGTACACCAGGTTGTTGCCGAACGTGGGCGACTTGCTGGTGACCCCGACGCCGGGGACGTGGACCACCAGCAGGGCGAAGTCGGCGTCCGCGTTGCACTTCTCCTCGAACGTCTCGGAGAACCAGCCTTCGAGGAGCGCCGTGCTCGACGGGGAGAACGCCTTGTGGCACTTGCACTCCGCGATGCCCCGCAGGCCGTGCGTGAACAGCCCGTGGACGTCACCCATGTCGGCGTTTCCGTGCAGCGCCGCACGCTCCACCCTCTCGTCGCCCAGCGCGTCGCGCATCCACACCGCGAACGCGCTCTCGAACCTCGTGCCGATTGCCTTCTGCCTGCTCATTCCTCGACCTCCCTGAACGGGCACTCCCCGCAGGCGTGGCCGTCGGTGAGGATCGTGTCGCTGGCAACGCCGTCCGGGTCCTCCTCGCCCTCGTAGTTGGCAACCCACCACGCGAGCCACGTACATAGCTCGGCGTGTGCGCATCCGTCGAATATGGTCGACGCCCATGGGTCGAAGTCCTCGCCTGGTACGGGCTCCGCGCCGTAGAAGTCGGGCACGTCATCGCTCCTGGCCTGCATCGCGGAGCCACCTCCCCATAACCTTGTCAACCTGCGACTTGCTGCCGTATACCTTCTCCGCGAGGGCCCAGAGGAAGCCGACCTCCGGCGCGTATGCGTCTTCGTCGGAGCACTTGACCACGGTCTTGGTGCCGTCCGCCCAGAGGACGATGGTTGCGGGGCCGCTGTAGATGATCTTCTTTGGAACTAGCTTCTCATGCTCGAGCGGCTCATGTGGAGTCGGCAGTAATACCGCTGCCGGGCGTATCGATGCGCGATGGATAAACTCGGCAAACCTTCTCAAGTCTTCCGAGTTTCTTAGTCCGAATATCACGTATGGTTCACTGCATTCTGTTTGGCACTTGCATCTGATTCCGGGGTACATCATCCGCAATGCGCCGCAAGCTTCGGATAGCTTTTCGAGCGTTATCTGCTCATTTTCAAGTTGACTTCTCACTATCAGCGGTCCTTCCTCGCTCATTCGTCCACCCCCTGCGAGCGCAGCCATCCGCGCCACCTGCTCACGGCGTCGGCGTCCGACTGCGCCTTTCCGATGTAGAAGCGCCCGTGCGGCGCGGGCGCTATGTCGTACGCGTCCATGTCGCGGCCAATCACCAGCCGGTGGCCGTGCGACTCCGCGAGGGTGCGCTCGATCGGGCCCGCTGGGCGCGGCGACCCATCCACGCAAGCGTTAGACGGCATGGGCTGGACGGTTGACGGTGCTCCCGAGAACTCGTTGTAGTAGCTCGTGCTCGTGTAATCACGCCTGCTCACCTCTGGCTCGCCTCCATCCACCTGTCCATCTCGCTCACCGCGATGCGGTATCCCTTGGTCGCGCCGTTGGGCATCACGAACCGCAGTCGCCCCGCGCCGTGCTCGCTGCGCAGCGTGTGGACGTCCACGCCCGAGTACCTGGCCGTCTCCGCCACCGTGTAGCAGAGCTGCGGCCTGAGCCCCGCCGCCTGCGCCATCGCGAGTGCGGGGCTGGTGGCGGTCGCATCGGCGGCGAGACGCCGCTTCAGGTCCTTTCCAAGGTGCTCCACCTGCCACAGGTAGGCGTCTATCGCGTCGGTCATGGGACCACCACCGTCTCGTGCTCGATGTACGCGGCCACCAGCACGAGCGCGGCCATCACGGCAACGCACAGCGGCCACGCGCGCTTGGTGATCGTGAGCTCGTTGTACGGGCCGTACGCGAGCCATCCGCGCTCGACGGCCCAATCAATCGCATGCATCGTCAACCTCCTGCATCCTCTTGCCTATCCACTTCATCACGTTCACTGCCATTGAATTGCCTATCGCCTTGTACCTCGGGCCGTCCGGGCACTCCCCCGCCGCCCTGCCGCGATACGGCACCTGCGTCCAGCCGTCCGGGAACCCCTGCAGCCGCTCGCACTCGACCGGCGTGAGCCTGCGCACCACGTAGCGCGGCTCGCCATGCGGGTCGAACAGCGACTGCTCGTTTCGCGTGGAGAGCGTGAGTGAAACGTCCTCGCTCGTGAGCGCCCCCTTGCCGCCGCCCTCGCACCCGCAGCGCGTCACCGCGGCGATGGGCGGGTCCTTGTACTGGCGCGCTGACAGCGTGGTGCCCACGTCCTCGCCGACCTCGGCGTTCGCCTGTCCGGACGCCATGCACAAGACGCTGGGCTGGATGTTCACGCCCTCACTGGTGCCGCTGGGCAGCGTCGGCCCGCACGCGTCCTGCGAGTACACGCGCTTGCTCTGCACGTCCCACGGGGTGAGCACTCCCTGGAGCTGCTTGCCGCTCCTCGTGGCCGGAATCGCGCTTATGGTCTGGCCGTCCCCTCCGTCAAGCCTGACCTCGCCGCGCTGGTTTGCCGCGACGCAGACGCTCTGCCTGTCCCTGGTGTTGACCGTGTAGGCGCTTCCGTCCGCGTTCCAGCCCGAGCCGTGCTGCGCACCGTTGGAGCTTGAGCCGTCCGACTGCAGGCTGATCACGCAGTCGGTGGACGCCTTGTTGCTCCCGGCCTTCAGCGTCTGCGCCTGCTCCGGCTGGTAGCCTATGCTCCCGCTGGTGGCCGCTGGGTCCCCGAAGCCTGCGCCCTGAGCGCCCCTTCCAGCTCCGGCGGCAAGCTCCGCCCTCTTTGCCCTGCTCGACGCAGAATTCCCCGGCACGCAGTCGGGCTCAAAGAGTACCTGGCAAGCCTCGCGGAATCCGTTTCCAGAACGTCCGACAAGAAAGAGACGGCGGCGTCGCTGGGCCACTCCGAAGAACTGAGCATCAAGCACGCGCCATGCGCATCCGTAACCCCCCCCGTCAGCCAGTTCGTGGAGGAGCTGCCCGAACGCCGCCCCGCGCTCGCTTGAGAGCGCTCCCGGGACGTTCTCCCAAAGAAACCATCGAGGGCGCACCTCGCGAACGCATCGAATGAACTCGAACATGAGTCCGGACTCACCTTGCAGACCCTCCCTCTTCCCCGCTATGGAGAACGACTGGCAGGGGCTCCCGCCGACGACGAGATCCACCCTGCCCCTGTACGGCTTCCAGTCGACCTTGCGTATGTCCCCCAGGTTCGGCACGTGCGGGAACCGGTGAGCGAGGACCGCGCACGGGAACTCGTCGACCTCCGAGAACGTCATCGGCTCCCAGCCGAGGCCGTAGAACGCGACGCTCGCCGCCTCGATGCCCGAGAAGACGCTCACGTACCTCATCACGTGCCACCTCCTGGTAAGATGTCGATTGGCATGCGAACCTCCTGTTCCATGCACTCGCCCGTCCCCTGCGCTATCAGGTGGCGGGCATCTTTTTGCCTTGCTCCGGTGCCCTCGGTGGGGGCGGCGCGGGCCAGGGGCGCGGGCGCTTAGGATATGGGGGAGCGCCCATGGTGCGTCCCTTGAGACGCGCGAGTGAGAGGAAAGTCTGGCCAGACCCCTTGCGCGAATCCGCGTCGCGCCCACGGAGGGCGCCGGAGGTGCGTTGTTCGCTAGACCTCGATTGCCATCTGTCGCTGCCTGCTGATGGCCTTGAAGAAGACCGTCGCGCCCTTTGCGGTCACCATCGGCGTGAAGCTGTTGAACACCTTGCCGTCGCGGCGCACGAACGTCGTGTCGTGCAGGTAGAACAGCCCCTGCTCTATGGCGCGCTGTGTGGGCCGGTTGCGGTGGATGCCGCGCTTGCCCATGTATCCGTTGTCGCGGAACCACTTGAAGAGCCTGTTCTGGCCCATCTGGATGCCCGCCTGCCTGAGCGCCTTCGACAGGTCGGCGACGCTCATCTTGCCGTCGGAGTCGCCCACGGCGTCGAAGAACGCGGCCTTGGGCGAGAGCTCGCCGATAACCGCCTGCTGGTCGGCAATCCTCGCGTCGCGGCGCTCGATGGTCTGCTGGGCGATGAGCAGCGCGCGCGACAGCACCTCGGAGTCGCTCTCGTCGGGACGCGTGACCATGTAGCCGCCGCTCCTGCGGATGGACGGCAGAACGTCGTGCGTCACCCAGCGCTTGTAGCGGTTAACCAGCTTGCACTTTGCATCAATCTCTTCTTGTGAAATTCCTCGCGCTTTTGATGGTTGGATGATGAACAGGAAGTGATATAACCCAGCTTCTGTTAGGCAGGTCATCGTCTGTTTTCCGCCAGGGGTGTTAATTTGCGTACCCCCCTTTTCGTCATCATCGAGCTGCTGTAAAACTCTGTTTCTGTTGGTAACCCCAAAGAAGTCGCATATGTCCTTCACAAGGAACAGTGGTTCACCGGATTCGCTCTTAACGACTCTGATGGCTCCGAACTCCTTGTTCTCGAACACTTGCGGTACAATCTCTTCTGACATATGACCTCCTTGTCAGTGTCGTGCCCGTCATCTGTTGCCGCAGGTGGCGGGCGCTCTTATATATGTGCGGGTCGCTTTCACTTCTTGGTGTCGTTGCCCGCTCCGCACGTCTCCGCAGCTCCGCCAGTGCGCACACTGGACAGGTCATCGCGCTTGCTAGGCTCGCTGGGCGTCTCCGTCCGGCAGCTGCGTGGCATGCTTTCGGTTTTCAGGGTGCCGGTGGTGCTGAAAACGCAAGGCTCCTCCTAGCTCCATCACTGGGGCTGCTTTTGGAGCGATGTTTGTCTGTGGGTCTTGGTGCTACTGCTGCAACACGTCACCGAGCGGGGTTAGCGACAAATCGTCCACGCTAACGCCAAGCGCTCTCGCAATCTTGACGGCAGTATCTAGGTTTGGGATTGCGCCGTTGTTCAGGTAGGAATAAACCATCTGCCGACTAATCCCTACCATGGAGGCAAGCTGCGATACATTCATGGCGCGGTCTGCCATGAGCACTCGCAGCCGCCTACCAAAGTCCTCAGAGTCCACTTTGCACCTCCTATTTTTCCCGCTCCGTCAACTTGCAAGGCAAATATATTCCCGCTCAATACAATTGTCAAGGATAAAATTGACTTGTCGGGAAGATTAATCCTTGAGGTGGTGGAGCATGAAAACGAGAATCAGAGAAATCCGCGAATCGCAGAAGCTTACGCGCAAGCAGCTTGCAGAAATGGCGGGTGATGGCATCACCGCAAGCGCAC